GGTTCAACAACAGAAAGATGCATATTTATTTTATATGGGTCTGGGAAAAACGGTAAAACAGTTTTTTTGGAAACTATAAGTAGAATTATATTTGGTGAGTATGCCAGAAAAACAAACAGTGAAACTTTTATGAAACAAACTAATGGTGGAATGATTAGAAACGATTTAGCAAGATTACAAGGGGCACGATTTGTTTATGCCAGTGAGGGAAATGAAAGTAGGAAATTAGATGAAGGTATTGTAAAAGAAATAACTGGTGGGGATAACATTTCTGCCAGATACCTTTATTCTGAATGGTTTGAGTTTAAACCAGAATTTAAAGTTTGGTTTGCAACAAACCATAAGCCAACAATAACAGGTTCAGATAATGCAGTTTGGCGGAGAATTAAATTAATACCTTTTACAGTTACAATTAAAGATAGTGAAGAAATACCCCAAGATGTTTTATTTAAATGTTTTGAAGATGAAAAGGAAGGCATCTTTAAATGGATTTATGATGGGTTTTTAAAATGGCACAATGAAGGTTTTAACAACTGCCCAGAAATTGATGATGAGGTTAAAAGTTATAGAGAAGAAATGGATTATATTGAAAATTTTATTCAAGATTGCTGTTTGTTAGATGGAACATCAGTAACCCCAACAAAATGGCTGTATGAAGCATTTATTGATTGGTGGACAGAAGAAGAACTTTCAAGTTACAAACCAATTAGTAAAAAAGCTTTTAGTATGAAATTACAAGATAGGGGTTTAGAAAGATTAAATTTTAGAAATGATGATGGAGTATTTAGAGGATTTAAAGGTATAACTTTAAGGAGCTAAAAATATGTTGAGATGTGAAAATGAAGATTGCCCATTTTTAAGTGCAAATGATACAAGATTTAGAGCAAGATGTTGTATGGAAGATTGTCCATATTGTGGTCAAGAAATGGTAAGAACAGATATTAAATCGTAAGGTTTATATATATAAAATAATTTACTATTTTTTGGTGATATTAATGGAAAAAAATAGGAAAAAATTATTGGACGCAATTTATTCAAACGATTTTACCCAAATTAAAAGGGCAGTTAAAAGAGCAAATAAAAGGGATAGCCGTTATTTAAAAGATAGGGTGTATTAAAACACACCCATTTTATTTTCTTTTATTTTAAACAACTGTTTAAGTGTTTTAAACAACCAGTTATTAAAAACATATATATTTGATGTGTTTAATATAGGGGTGTTAATACTACTAATTACCAATTAGTAACTTATGGGGGAACTACTAATTGCCAATTAGTAACAAACCAAAAGGTTTATATATATAACTTGTATTTGATAATATGGTGATGTATGTGAATACAATACAACTAAAAAAATCTGAAAAAAAGAGTGTTAGTTTAGAAGTGTTGGAAAAAACAGTAACTCAAATCTATTGGTTTGGGTTTAAAGATGAAGGAAGGTGATTTAAATGATTAGAACAGAACAGGAAATAAGAGATGTAAAAGAATTTTTTGATGCCCAGTATAACAAACACGCAAGGAATATAATATACCCAACCACATTAGCCAGAATAGAAGGTATAATGGAGTGTTTGGATTGGGTATTAAATAACATTAATGAATTAATGGGTGATTAAACTTATACCGTCCAAGAAGCCTTCATTTAAAAAACGGTGAGACCGTTTCCAAGTGGGTAACTTTTTTACATCACCAAAAACCCACTTGGTTTATCACAATAATAAGGGGTGATTTACATAAGACAAATAATAGAAAAAAATATTGATGAATTAAAAGAAAAATATATTGGTTTTAGAGATACAGATAAAGCAACTTTAATATTAGTTGATTTAATCAATAGATTAGATGAACATATTTTAGATGGTGATGGATTTATTGACCCCATCATTATCAACAGTAAAAACGAAATTATTTCTGGAAATACAAGATACAACGCCTGCAAGTTACTGGGTAGAAAAACAATACCCTGTATTGTTGTAGATTTTAAAGATGATATAGCAGAATTGGAATATGTTATTAGTAGTAATCAAATAACAACCGTTGCCTATTGGAATGTAGATATGTTAATTGCTAAATTACACCAGTTGCCAGAAGATTTTGTTAAATTCTTTTTTGGTTATTCTGTTAGTGATATAATGGAAGAAACTGGATTACTAACATTAGAGGAAATAGAAAAAGCGGAAAAAGGTAGAAGAGCACAAAATAAATTAACAGATTTTTTTGGTGATTAATTGCATATCTGTTTAGCGAGCACTCCAACAGATTTAAATTATATTGATTTACCTTTACTTTATTCTAATAAATATTATTTAATGTCTATGCTATTTTTAAAAGATACTAAATTATCAAAAGAATATTATGGGGAAGCGGTTAAAAGAAATTTTTTATTAATAGATAGTGGTGCACACACTTTCCAAAAACTGGAAAATAATTTAGATGGGTTGGACAAGTGGATAAAAGTTTATATCCAATTTTTAAAAAAAAATCAAGATTATTGGAATACTTATGTTGAAATGGATATAGACAACAGAATTGGGTATAAACAAGTAGCCGAAATAAGACAACACTTATGGGATGAAACAGGGGTTCCACCAATGCCAGTTTGGCACGGCAAAGACCATTATTATTATAATGACGGTTTTAATAGAACAATACAAGATTGGAAAAATTATTGTAAAACATTTCCTTATGTTGGTTTATCAGGTGCCACACCAGTTCAATATTTACCCAAGATGTTAGAATACGCACATAAACATAAATGTCAAGTTCACGGTTTTGCTTTTACATCACCCACAAAAGTTTTTCAATATGATTTTGATACAGTAGACAGCACAAGTTGGATGCAACTTTTTAGATACGGTAATATTACAATGTTTAATGGGGATGTTCCAAAAATAATTAAAAACTATAAATTAAAATTTGATTTAAATCCTAAATATGGAAGAAATTTTGGGTTTGCAGAGTGGTGCAAGTTTTCAAGACGGGTTGAACTTCATTGGGAACTCAAAAAACATTTTGAACCAAAACCTTTATATATATAATAAATAATTTTAAATTTGTAGTAGTTGTTCTTTCCTACTACATAAAAATAAAAAAATGAAACAGGGGAAACAAAAAATGTATAATTTAGGAATGTTGTTAGTATTAGAACTTTCAGGAACAATAACATTTTTATTGGCTTGGAAGTATGGTGGAAAAATAGGCTTGTATTGTTTGCTACCTATTCTATTGATAGTAGCAAATATTCAAGTTTTAATGCAAATACAGATATTGGGAATTGTTATCTCAACTGGTGGACTTTTTGGTTTGTCAGCTTTAACAAGTGATGTTTTAAATGAACATTATGGTGAAAAAGTTGCAAAGCAAACAGTTTGGATTGGATTTGCGGGATTGGTGGCTTTTACTATATTTACCCAGATACTCTTATGGTTCAGACCAGCATCTATTGATTGGGCTTTTCCACATCTAAAAAGTATTTTTGGATTAATACCAAGAATTGCACTGGGTTCATTAACAGCTTATGTAATTGGACAATGGTTAGACACCCGCTTATTTAGTTACATAAAAAGCAAAACAGGACAAAAGCACTTATGGTTTAGAAATAATGCTTCAACAATGATAAGTGGAACAGTTGATAGCTTTATTTTTATAACCATCGCATTTTATGGAATATTTACAATGCCCGTTTTAATAGCAACTTTTGGAACAAATTTTATTAGAAAAAATCTGGAAACAATTTTAGATACTCCAACAATATATTTAACAACAAAAATTAAACCAAAAGAACTTTAAATAAATTAAATTTTTTATCTTTTAAATAGGTGAAAAATATGACAATGGTTCAAGAAACATTATTTAGTTTTGAAGATACCTTAAAACAAAAGGCAGATATTCAAAAAGAGTTTAACAATGTGATGGTAACAGCACAATGGGGTGACTTAAAAGATATAATGTTAAAGATAATGGGTTCTAATATTATTGCCATTGACACAGAAACAACAGGGTTGGATTTTAGTGAAGATTATGTAAGATTACTACAAGTTAAAATTGATAATGATGAAGTTTTTATATTTGATTTTTTTGATTATGATGATGAACAAAAAAGATATATTGTTAACATCTTATTAAATTACACCAATGGCATATTAGTTTTCCATAATGCCATATTTGATTTAAGTATGCTTTACCCTTATGCCCACATCAAAAGAACAGATTTTAAGTTATTTGATACACAAGTGGCAGAAAAAATAATTGATTGTGGATTAAACAGAAAAGGATTTAGTTTGGAAGATTTATGCAACAAATACCTTAACATAAAGTTAGATAAATCAGAACAAACTGGAAATTGGTTGATTAAAAAATTAAGCATTGAACAAATAAGGTATGCTAAAAAAGATGTAGAAGTAACTTATGAACTGTATGGGATATTAAAAAATAAGTTGGAACAAATGGGATTAACAAAAGCATTTAACATTGATATTAATTGCATCCCAGCTATTGTTAGGTGCATTAAAGATGGCATTTATCTGGATTTTAATGATTGGGAACTTATTGCCCAACAATTACAGTTTGAATATGATAAACTGGAAGACCAAATTTTAATTATGTTGGATAGGCATATTAACTTAAATTCACCAATACAGCTTAAAGAAGTATTACAAGATTTAAACTTGGGTATTAAAGTGGAAACAACTGGGAAAGACTTTTTAGACACCATAAAAGACAGACACCCAGTTCTGCCACTATTGATTGAGTATAAAACAATATCAAAAAAATTAACAAGTTTTGGAAAGGAATATCAGAAATATAAAAGTTCGAAAGATAACAGATTACACCCAAAATATAATCTGATAGGAACAGCAACTGGAAGGTTTAGTTGTAATAATCCAAATATCCAACAGGTGCCAAGAGAAAAGAATTATAGAAAGTGTTTTAAGGCACAAGAAGATGGGGGTGTATTGATAAAAGCGGACTATTCACAGATAGAACTGCGTATAGCTACCCATTTATCACAAGACCCAGTTATGTTAAAGGCTTATGAGTTGGGTGAAGATTTACACACTTTAAGTGCCAGCAAACTTCTGGGTGTCCCAAAAGAACAGGTAACAAAGGAACAAAGATACCAAGCCAAGTCATTTAATTTTGGGTTTTTATACAGTATGGGGGCAGAAAGTTTTAAGGATTATGCCAAGACCAATTTTGGTTTAGAGATAACATTGGGTAAAGCAGAAATATTTAAAAAAAGATTTTTTGAAACTTATAGGGGTTTAAAAGACTGGCATAGTAAATTAAGTAGAAAAGATTATAGTGTTACATTAGGTGGAAGAATAAGAAGATATGATAAGGATTATATTACAGGAGAACTATATAATACGCCAGTTCAAGGAACTGGTGCTGATATATTAAAAGTAGCACTATTTAACATATTTAAAACATTATTATGTAGTGAATTAAGATCAGTTAAAATTGTGGCTATTGTTCACGATGAAATAGTTTTGGAATGTAAAGAAACAGATAGTGAAAGGATAAGCAGGGAACTAAAAAATTGTATGATGGAAGCGTGGTATCAATTTATAGCAGATGTTAAGATTGATGTAGACATAACAATAGGAAAAAGTTGGGGTGGCTAATTGCACAAAAGAAAGATATTATATTGTAAAAGAGTAAATCCAAAAGATTTTTTAAAATGCAACAAAAACTGTATGTTAACAGTTGACAAGCAAACAGAATTAAAAGGCTGTATATTTGGGAAAAGTTTGGATATTGATTGGGTAGTAGAAGACAGCACAACAAAGGGGAACATAACCTGCAATAAGTGTAGCACTAAAAAGAAAAGGGTGTATATTTATGATAAAATCAATTTTTATGATGTGGGGTTATGGGTTTGTTATAGTTGTGGGGAAATTGGGTATTCTGTTAAAGACTCGTTCAGTAAGGGCACAGTTTGGAATTTAGACAGGATAGAACATCTGTTTAAGTGTTTTGGAAAAGACTGGTGGCTGGAACTGTTTGCAGAAATAGATATGTTTAATAAAATTTAACACTTTTTTATATTATTTTTATGTTTTTACTTAAAAAAATATAAATGTTACAGATGTTACACATTGTTACACATTGTTACAGATGTTTGTAAAATGTGTAACATTTTTTCTTTTAAATTTCTGTTACTTTTACTTACTTTTCTATAATATATTTATATTATTTTATTTAAAAATATAAATATAGTATAATATAGTAGATAGTATAAAATAGTGTTACAGATGTTACACATTATTCTATAATTTTGTAGTATAACAAAAATAATATAGTAACTACTTTCCAGAAAATGTGTAACATCTGTAACATTTTCACCCCTATAAGTTTGTGGTGTTGTGTTGGGTAAAAGTATAGAAAAATTATGTATTTAGGTGTTTAAGTATAAGAAAGTTATAATATTTGGTGTTACAGATGTTACAGATGTTTTTTATATATATGTAACAAATCATAATATATATTAAAATATTAAGTGTTCGTAAGCGTAAGACACCGTTTCCAGCAGTTTTAACTATATAATACACACCCCACAGGGTAAATAAATAATATAAAAATAAGGGGTATCAACTAAAAGGTTTATATATATAATAGGTGTAGTTATGTATGGTGATGTTATGAGAACACAAAAACAAGTGCAAATGGAAGAAGATAGGTTGGTAGAACTGGCAGAAAGGATTAGATTAATTCACGAATACCCCACTTGTTTATATGTAGGGGAAGAATTGCCCATTAGAATGGTATATAATGAGGAAGTAGAACCCAAATGGGACGACAACGCACAGGAAATAATAGAAATCCTAAAGAAACAGGGTAGAAAGGCTTGTTGCACCCACAAAGGCAAGTTTCATTTACTATATTATTAAGATTTATTACGTATAATGTTTATTATACGTAATAATTTAACTTTTTTTAATTAAAATTTTCAAAAATTACTCAAAATGTGTCAAAAAGGTCTTAAAAGTTTTTGAGGAGTAGGCAGGGGTGTTAAAATTTTGATTTTAAAATTTTAAAGTTTTATATATATGACTTGTATAATCTTTTACGGTAAAATAACAATTATTTAAATACTTTTTACGGTTTTACGGAATTTCATTAAAAGAACTTTTAATAGCAAACGGTTCTATTAAAAGAAAACCGTATTATTTTTAATACATAAGTATTGTTTTTGTTACAACCAAAAGGTTTATATATATAACACTATTAGTTATTTATGGTGATATTAAATGAGTAAAAACTGTGAATACTGTAAAAAAAACGAACCTGTAAGCTACATATCAGAATATGATGCTTACTTATGTGAAGATTGCTACTGTTCTGATTTGATAGATATAGAAGGTGATTAAGTGGTAACAAAAGAACAACAGGAACAAATAGATGATTATGAAATTTGTCCAAAATGCTTAACCCCTTACGATAGGGAAGATTTTAAGACAATTTATGAAAGTGTCCCTTATGGTAGCACAACAGCAAGTTTTCCAGTTGATGTTGGTGTTAAGTGCCATAATTGTGGGTATAAGGAAGATATATGATTAACTTACTAATAACCAGAAAAATAAACTGCCCAAAAGAAAATGGGGAAATAGACCAAGTTAAATGTTGGGTCTGCCCCAATTATGTTGGATTAATAGGTAAAAAAGTAAGGTTTGTGAGGTGTAATTTTAAATGAACTTTTTAAAATATCTATTTTTTAATAGAGATTTTAATGGCAACAGTTGGGTAGAACCCTATTGGTGTTTAAGCCCAGATTACTTAAAAAGGTTGGAAAACCTTAAAATTATTGATTTATTAGAGATTTTAAATGAAAACCCATTAAGTTCTCATTATAATTTAACTTATATTAGGGTAAAGTTAAAAACCCAGTAGTTAAGTATATAAACAGTTAAATAGGGTATTATTTATGTTTGTGAAAGGTGGGGAGGCAGGAAAAAGTGTTGGGGGCAGACCACGCAAGGCATTAACAATATCCAATGAAACGATTAAAGACTTGGAAAACTATTTGGATAAACGATTACCACAAGAAACAGCAAAACAGTTTGATTATTTTTGTGAATTTTTAAGGCAGGGTGCTGATAGGAGTATTTCCAATGTTGCCAGAACAAAAGGTAGAACTTACATTTTAATGGCTAAACACGCAAAAAAGAACAAGTGGTGGGACAGGGCAAAGTTATATGATAGTTTGTTGCAACAAACAGAAATAGAAGCCAAGATGGAACAGCGTAAAAGATACATAACCCAACAGGAAGAAACTGCAAGGGAGTTACACAATATTGGGAAAGAAAGTTTAAAAAAATTAGAAACTTTTATTAATGGTGAACCAGACCTAGCAGGTTTAAGACCAATGGAAATATTACAGTTTATAAAAACTGGGATTGAGTTGGAAAGAATTATTATGGGGTTGGATAAGGAAAAAGAACCCAAAGCCAATAACAAGATACAGATAACTTACAATATTATAAATGATAAAAATCCACATAGAGATTTATTTGATAATCTTGTGGTAACAGAAGCAAAAGTGGTGGAAGATGAAAAGGATACTGATGCAGATGGAACAACCGAAGATGGAAACTAATTTAATTGGTTCATTTTGGGATTTTTTTACCCTAAATTTTGATAAGAGAAAACTGGTAATTTATGGGGGTGCAGGTTCTGGTAAATCTGTTTCAACTGCCCAATGGTTAGTCAAACTTTTTTTGGAAAAAGAAGATAAGGTGTTTCTTGTTGTTAGAAATACATTGCCAGCACTTAAAATAACTTGCTTTATGCTAATTTCACAACTGCTTTCAGATGTCACCCAGAATACAGGTTTGCAATTTACAATAAACCATTCTGACCTTACTATAAAACACCCATCAAATAAAAATGTTATCTTTTTTAAATCCATTGATGATGAGGAAAAAATTAAAAGTTTTGAAGCCAATTATATCTGGATAGAAGAAGCAACAGAAATAACTTTTGAAAAATACATGCAGTTAAATTTAAGATTAAGGCGTAATAGTGATACTTTTAATCAGATGTTCTTAACCTTTAACCCAATTTCAATTCACCATTGGCTGTATAAAAAAATTGTTAGTCAGCCAGCAGAAGATATGGCTATACATCATAGCACTTGGGAAGATAACCCATTTTTGCCCAGAGAATATATTAATCAGTTGGCAACACTTGCTGGGGAAGATGAAAATTATTTTAGTATTTATGCAAGGGGTGATTGGGGGCAGGTTGGAAACCTCATTTACTCCAATTACACAATAGAGGAAAACACAAGGTGGAAGTTTGAACCCAAAAATACTTTCTGGGGTTTGGATTTTGGGTATAATGCAGAAACTGGATTAATAAAGGTTATGGAATATGACGAACAGTTTTATGTTCAGGAAAAACTTTACCAAACCAAATTAACCAATACAGATTTAATAAAAAAATTAGATATAATATTGGATAATCGGAAAGATATAATTTATGCAGATTGTGCCGAACCCAGTAGGATAGAAGAAATAAGGGAAAGTGGTTTTTATTGTTTCCCAGCAGAAAAAAGTGTTAAAGATGGTATTGATTATGTTAAAAGGCATAAGTTGCACATTGATATTGAAAGTGTTAACCTTATAGAAGAAATCCAGAATTATAGTTATCGAAAAGATAGGGATGGGAACATATTAGAAGAACCCATTAAGTATCACGACCACTTATGCGATGCCTTACGATATGCACTTTATACAAACTATATCAGAAATGTTTCTCATAGACCGAGTTCTGGCGTGGTGTTCTATTGAGTTTTGAAGCTTTTATTGTATTATATTTTTTTATAACTGGGTGTATTGTTGGAATTTTTATTTATTATTTTATGAGAGTTATTAAAGGTGATTACAATTAACACTTGTTGTTTTTGTTGTGGTTATTGTGTTAGCTTAAATGATGAAGATAAACTTGTTGATTATTTTGATGGGTTCTGTCTATTTTTAAGAACTTATGTGAGGTATGAATGGGAATGTGAACTAGGGCAAACAATGAATAGTTTTGTTGGTGGGTAAATGGATTTAATTTTATTGGGTTTTGTTGCAACTACATTAACAACTGTTTCAATTTTACCACAAGTTATTAAGGTAATTAAATTAAAAGAAACAAAAGATTTATCCCTTTTATACTGGGGTATTTTAGCAGGTGGACTTTTTTTGTGGTGTATTTATGGGGTATTAAAGCAAGATGCACCTATTGTTATTTCCAATTATATTTCTTTAATGCTTTCGTTGTTAATGATAGGGTTAAAATTAAAAGAAAAAGAGGTGACCTTTATGAGAAGATTAATTATGTTCAAGGCAGTTGATTGCCCGATTTCTAAAAATGCAATTAGTATTGAAGTTTGTGCAGATTGTAAATATAAGGGTGTAATAGAAAGAACTAACTGGCAAATGTGGTGTAAATATTTAGAAGGTGAACCAAAGTGATATATGAAAAAGGGCAATTAGAAATACTTTTAGGTTTTGATATTAGAGAAAATGATTTAATCTTTTTTAAATTTGATATTAGAATAAATCCATTTCAATTTTGGTTTGCAGTAGAGTTTTTAAGATTTGGATTTTATATAAATTGGTGGTAGGGGGGTGATTAAAAATGGAATTAACAGATGATGAAAGAGAAGCAGATTATCAAGCACTTATTGCAAGTGCAGATATGCTTTATGATAGAGATGCTTTTGATAGCTATCCAGCACAAGAAAATATGACGATAGAACAGCACATAAAATATAAAGCATTTTTATTAAGGTAAATTTTTTTATTTTTTTAATTTATTTTATAGTAAAATATATAAAGTATTTTAACTTTTTAAATTATAATGGGGTTTTTGAGTTCTTTTAAAAGAAAAAATGATGTTGACATTTTATTACTTAAATTACAAAAGGCAGAATTAAAATTAAAAGCTTTACCTAAAACTAATTTACCCAATACTTATGATGATACCAGTAGTTATATTAAACCATTAGTTTGGAATGAAGATTTACTTTTAAATTATTGCGACCGTTCTGCAATAATGACATCTATTTTAGGTGTGTTGTTAAAAGAATGCACAAAAGATAATTGGGAAATAAAACCAATGTTTTCTTTTAAATGCACTAATGAGAAGTGTTTAAAAGAATATAATCATTTACCAGAAATGGAATTATGTGAATGTGGGGCTAAATTAAGAAAACCAAATATACAAGATAAGAACATATTAAATAAGTTTGTAGATGACCCAAACCCAAATTATGATTTTTATGAAATTATTAGAAGTTGTTTATTGTGGGAATTAAAATTAGACCGTTATTATGTTAATGTTTCTTTTACTTATGAGCAAGGTGGGTATAAAAAACTTTCAAAAACTCCAACTGGGTTGTTTGTTGAAAACCCAAGATACATAAGAATAAGGGAAACACCAAACGAAAAGTTTTGTCCATTGTGTTATAAACCAGATAAAATTTATAAAGATGGGGAAACCACTTGTTCAGAATGTGGAGCAGAGTTGTGGGAAACTTATTACATTAAATTGGAAACTCCATATAGTGATGTTATTGTTGCCAGATACAAAAAAGAAGAAATGATTGAGGGGCATTATAACAGGCAGTTGCCAGATTTATATGGAACTCCAAAACTGGTTTCTGCTATACAGCAGTTACAAGCACTTATTGGATTGGACAGTTTAAATTCAGATATTTTTGTTAAAAGAAAGTTAAATAAGATTTTTGTTTTCAATGGGGCAACACAAGACCAGATAAATGAAATTAGGGATAATGTTGAAAATAATGTTAGAGAAGGTTTTGGGTTAAAAAGATTTTTGTATGATGTTTATTTGGGTATAAGTGGGGCATCAGATATTAAGGTGTTTGATGCTTTACCAGATGCCGAAAAGTTACAAAGTTTGGAATGGTATAAGTTTTATAGAGAAGTTTTAGCAAGTGTTTTTGAAGTGCCCCCAGTATTTTCTGGTGTTGTGGAAAGTGGAAAAGCTGGTAACAACCCAAATATACAAGATGTAGTTATGGGTTCAACCAAAAGGGGTTTGATTAGGACAATTGAAGAACCTTTTAATAAACGAATAATGGAAGCTTTTGGGATTACCGATTATTATATTGCATTTCCAGATTTTACAATTAAAGATGAATTGAGGGAAGCCCAGATACAAAAGATAAAAGCCGAAACTGCAAACATATTTTTAACAAGTGGTTTTGAAGTTCAATATGTTGATAATGATATTGTGGTATCAGAAAAAGCTAAAAACCAGCAAAAACAGATACAGCCAGAAGTTCAATATATTGATGTGGAAGAAGTAATAGATGACCCAGTTAAATATGAAAAGTTTGAAAAAATGGTTAAAAAAAAAATTTGTTGTTAAAGTCTTTACAGGAAATTGAAAGTTACTTTTTGTTTATTGCCGAACAACTTTACAAGGTGGATTACCAGCACCAAAAAAATATTTTAAGTATAGTCAAAAAGTTTGAAAAACATAAAAGTAGAAGTCAACTTGTAACAGATATTGAAGAGGATATTAAAGACACAAGTGTTGCTTTAAAATCTTTACTTTCAATTTACTTAAAAAATGTTTATCTTAAAAGTTTTAATGATACCCATAAAGAGTATTCCATTAAAAAGTTGTTTGCCTTACAGGAACTAAAAAAGGAAGATTTAAAAGTTACAGGTGGGTTTTTAGATGAGGTTACACCTTACAATTTATCTTTTTTGGAACAGTTTTTTGCTACTTATGAAACCCCATTTATGCAAGGCTGGGAAGATGAACAGAAAAAAGCCATATTTGGTTTTTTGGAAGAACTAATGATGACAGGTTATAGTTATGACAGGGCAGAAAGGGGTTTAAAAAAGTTACTTGGTGAAAATCCTTATGGGATGGATAATAAAACTTACTGGGAAATGGTTGGTAGAACAGAAGCTACAAGGGTATTTACACAAGCAAGTTTAGCATCAGCAAAATCATTGGGATACACAATGAAAAGGGTAAAAACGGTTGTGGGTTGTGAACGGTGTAAAGAGTTTGAAGCACAGGGGGCAATACCCATTGACCAACCTTATGAAAATACTTTACTTAATAACCCAGATATTCCTTTTCACCCCAACTGTATGTGCCACTATCAATATGAGTTGGAACAGGGGAAATATTTCAGTCAATATAGTTATGAACCAGACAAGAAGTTAAAACCAGAAGTTGATTTGTTAGCGTATGATGCAGATTTAAGTAAGATGAATGAGGAACAGTTACAAAGGTGGGCAGATACCCATTTAAAAACACCAGTTGATTTAGGGGCAGAAGAAATAAACGGTAGATTTAAAGGAATAATTGCAGATGATGATTTCAGAATTAGTATAAGTTCTTATTTTAGATATTTTTATGATATGCGAACCGAATTGGTAGATAGTATTCTTAAAAAACTTATAGAAGATTATGAAGAAGACCCTTCAATGTGGGTGAGTAAATGGGCAGTAGGGCAATTTAAAAGTAAGGAATTAGATGATATTTTTATTAAATGGATAGAAGAACAGACATTATCTTCTTCAAGGAAATTGATTTTGGAATTAAAAAGATTGGAAGAAAGATATGGTAAATTACCAATTAAATTAATTACAATGGATACTGATTTTGGTTCTTGGGGTTACAATGATTATATGGACGATAATTTAGTAAGAGTTCACGGTTTAGATGAATATATACTGTATAAAATGCATTTAGAAGATTTGGATAGTTTAAAAGAAAATGGAATACCACAGCACGCAATGCCAACATTTGAGGGAAATTTATATCACGAAATTTCACACAGTTTAGATTTTGGGTTTGATATGAAAAATTCAGAAAATAGGTTATTTTTTAGTAAGATGATTGAAGATTTATATTTAGACCAACAGAAACAAATACAAGATATTCATAATCAAATTCAAGATTTAAATACTCAATTATTAAATAATGAAATTGATTATACTACATTTGAAAGTGAAAGTGATAAATTATTTGAAAAATTAGTAGATTTAGAACAAAAACATTTAATAAAAGAATTATTTAATACATCATCTTATTCAAAAGAAAAAAATTATAATTTAGAAAATTTATATTTGGAAACTTTTGCAGAAAATTATTCTCTTTATGTTTTATCAGAAATGGGTAATAGGGATGCGATAAAAAAAGTTACTAAATGGTCAAATGAGAAAAAAACATTTTTTGGGCAGGTGGATAGAGAAGTTTTAGAAAAATATAACAGTTAAATTTATAAAGTTTTTTATATATAGATAATAGGGGTTAAAATGAACGCAATGGTAGAAATTTGTCTTTACTGTAAGCACAGAAATAAAGATTGTGAATTTGGGGAAAATATACCAGATTTAATTTCCATTGGAAGATTTAATCATAAAACACCCATTGGGAAGGAAAAAGTATTGTTTGAATTTAATGAAGATATTTCAGATAATAAAAAAGAATATATAAATTTTGATTTTGTGGATAAAAAGCAAGCTAAAAAAATGTTAAAAAGTTTAAAGGGAAAGATTATTTAAATGATTGAAATAAAAATCGAAGTTTCCAAAGACCTTTATTTTGCAAAAAAGGAAGATATTAAAAAAGAATTAAGGTTACTGTTTAAAGATTTTGGGAAAGATGTTGTTGATAGTGCAGTTGAGTTATCACCAAAAGGGAAAACTGGGAATTTATCTCAAAGTATTATGCAAACAGATATAGAAGATGGGCAAGAGATAACAGCAGGAAATGCCAAAGTTTTATACGCCAAGTATAATGAACCATCAGAACCAGAAGGTTATGGAGTAAAGATGACACGACCAATGACCAGAAAAGCATTTATGAAAGTAAGTGTTATGAAAAATCTGCCTGTTTTATTGGAAAGAATTAAAAGAATGGTTGATGATAAACTAATTACCAACCGTTAACTTTATATATATAACACCCCTATTATAATATGGTGATGTAGATGGATAAAACAACTTGTAAAAAAATTTGTAAGAAGGTTTTAAGGCAGGAAATGAGCGAAATCAGAAAGCAGTTCAACCCAATGAACAAAAAAAACGGTTGGGGTGACGAATTTGCAGACACCCTTATTTTTAGTAACAAGATTATAGAACACGAATATAACGACGACATAAGCAAAGGTTGGACAGGAACTTTAAGTGGAAACTCTAACTGTTTATTAACTGTTACCTTTGACGGAGCAGGGTATGAGCACTTTACAATGGACAACCCTTACAATATTGTAGACAAGTTAACAACTTATTTCAGGGAACACAAATACCCAATAGCAATAGAATATGAAACAAACTGGGCAATTGGGATTTACTACACAGAGTGATTAAGATGAACTTTAAAGACCAAAATGGGACACCCCTTAAAAAAGGGGATTTTGTTTTATATGACCAAATGGTTCTGGAAGTTGGGGATTTGAGAAAAGATAGGGTTATATTATGTGATAAAGATGGTTCAGAATATACCCTATTTTTTACCAATTTAACCAAAAGGTTAAATGAAGATTAAATAATTACTGTTTTTTATATATTTTTTAATTAATTTGTAGTTAATTTTAAATAGTTTTTAAATTTACTATTACTTATGGGGGAAGTAGAGTATATTAAAAATACCCAAGATGTTTTCTTTAATAGTCTTATACAGAAAGCAGGGGAAACTGATACAGGGGAACTTGTTATTTATGGTATCGGAAGTGCAGAAATTTTAGATACCCAAAATGAAATTGTTAAAATGGAAGCATTGGAAAAAAGATTGCCACAACTTTTAACAAGACAAACTGTTTCTTATAAACATAGGGATACAATAGTTGGAAAAATTTTACCAGAATTTGTTATTAATAAAGATACTCTTTTAAGAACCAAAGTGGATTACCCAAATGAATATGATATTAGTTTTTTTAAATCAATGAATGTAAATTTAGAACCTTTAAAAAAATATCTGTTCATTGTTGCTAATATTTTCAATGATAATGATTTTAATAAATCTTTAATACAAAAAATACAAAATGGCTTTTATAATATGTTTTCTATAAGTGGGCATAAGATAAATACATCTTATGTTTGTGATAAGAAAAATTGTTATACAAGTGTAGATGACTTAACATTAGATGCAGTAACAATAACAGAAAAAGGTGCTAATCCATTGGCTTTTTTTAAACCTATAAGTAATGGGGGGATTTTATTGAAAGAAGATATTAAAGAAGGGGAAGCTTTTGTTAAAGAAGAAAAAGTAGAAACAAAAGTTGAACCAGTTATTGAAACTCCAAAATTGGAAGTTTTAGAAAAGGAAATTAAAGAAATAAAAACAAAAATGGGGGAATGGGAAAAACTCAAAGAACCCAAAATTGAAAAGGCAGAAACTAAAAAGGTTGAACCCAAAGTAGCAGTAGAACCAGAAGTTGTTAAAACACCAGAAGGTTATAAAGTTAGACTTACAAAAGAAGAAGCGGAAGAAATTGCAAGTTTAGTTTTTGAGAAATTAAAAAAATCAGAAACACCAGTTGTTGAGGAAAAGAAAATACCATTGGGTAAAGTAAAAGAAGAACCTATAATTGCAAAATCACTAGATGAAACTGTTTTGGGGAAATTAGATAAATTAAATAAAATTGAGGGGGAATATTAAATGACTGATTTTTATGGGACACCCATTTATAAAATGAAACCCATTTCACAGTTGGTAAATGAAACTTATGCATTGGATAATCCAGAAATGGAAAACCTATTAAAAGAAGATGCACCAATTTTACAGGGAACAACTGGATTTAGAAATAACATTTATGGGGCAAAACTATTTTATCAGATGAGCACAGAAGCCAATGTGTTTGGGGTATTACCAAAAGTAGATTGGGAAAAATCTGGGTTTAGATTTTTAACAGCAGAAGCAAATTCAAGTGGCGGTGGAGTAGCAGAAAATTCAGCTATACCCGATACCACAAAACCAACACTTGCCCAAATAGATATATCACCAGCAGAAATGGCAACAGCTTTTGAAATGAGTTTAAGGTCATTAAACATTGAAACAAAAGACGATACTGTTAAGTGGGCACAGATTGTTGATTATATGGGGCAGGAACATAAAAAACTTATTAATGTTAACTTATGCACAGATGTAGACACACTTGCAGGAAATAATATTGAAAGTATTGATAGGGTTTGTTCAAGTAATTCAGAAGCTTCTGGTTTATCATTAACAGCAAATGATAACACTTTTCAGGGTTTAGATAGGGATAGTGGAGCAACTTATGCAGATGCTTATGTTAACCACAATTCTGGAACTGATAGGGCATTAACTATAAAACTTTTAAGGGATACAATAACAGAAATTGAACCTTATTGGGATAGACCACAGAATAAGGTAATCATAACAGGTTATGATACAGCATCAGATATTGCATCACTTTACGAAACACAGCAAAGATATATTGATTATGTGAACTTGGAAACCAGCTTTAACGGTGTTAGGGTTGTTGGAAGGGAAACAGGATTTAGATGTGCAACTTTTGACGGAATACCCATTATCAGAAGCAACAACATTGCCAAAGATACAGCAAGCAGAATTTACATATTGGATTTAGACCATATAGGAATAGCCATTGCAAAACCGACTACATTATGGAGTTCGGATAACTATATTGAGTTAGACCATTTTGCTAGAAAGGCGTCTTATTATACATCAGCACAGTTGTTTGCAACTAAATTCAAGTGTCACGGCAAAATAAGAGATTTATTATAAATCTTTTATTTTTTTTTATTTTAAGGTGATAAAATGACAAAAGTTAAATATATTGGAAGTAGAGGTATTTTTACTGCCAAAGCAAACCCATCTTTAAACCTTTATACTTTTGTGGGAAATGAAACAGTTGACATTAAAGATATGGATATTGAATATTTCAAAAAGCACCCACTTGCTTTTGCTGTGATAAATGACCAGCCTTTAAATGAAGTTAGGTATGAAAAACCAAAGGTTGAAAAACCAAAGGTTGAAAAAATTAGAGTAGATAAGGGGGAATAATTAAATGACTGGAACATTTACAGTTGCCATAACTAAACAAACGGTTATGGGTGATGTTAGAGTTGTATTTGGGACATTTGTTGGGGCAGGTGGCTCAACAGGTGGGGATATAGCAACAGGATTAAGTTATTTATATCATATTGATATAACACCAATTGCATCAGCAGTTGTAGTTGGTGGGGCAGGTTCAATTAATGAAACAAAACCAACAGCAAGTATTGGTATGACAGGAACTGCAACTATTGTTACAACAGCAAATACATCTGGAACTTGGGTAGCTTATGGGAAGTGAGTAAAATGAAAAAAAGTTTAATTTTATTGTTAGCTTTACTTTTAACACTAACAACATTTAATGCAGTATTGGGTATTGAAGCCATAAGATTAAAAGTAACTGATGATGCTAATGTTACGGTTTCAAGTGGAACGATAACAATAGTTAATGCACCAACAATTTTTCAATTAATACCAACACAAGATGCCAATGTAACATTTTCAGGAACTACATTAATCATTGATTGCAATGGAACACAAACAGCAATGGATACAAATACCGCAAGTTATAATACAGTAGGTGAGGTAATTGCTAAAATAAATACCTTAACAGGTATTACAGCAGTTAAAGTTGATACCAAAGTTAAAGATGCCTTATTGGCAACTGGTATCCCAGAATTTACCCAGATTAATTTGAACAGTTCAGCAGGTGATACATTAGATGTTAATGCAACTTTAACTTATGCAATAGATACATCAAATGCAACTTATAATACACTTGGGAAATTTATAACTTATGTGAATGGGAATGTTTCAAAAGTAGACGCAGGGTTGGCAAACAATATGTTCACAACAACAGATGGTTGGACTTATTTAAATGATAAATCTTTAACAACTTATACAGACCAGAATGGCTTTTTAACAATTGGGGCAGATTATACAGTTCAATTTGGAACTTACGGTTATATGAGCAACAATTATGCAAATGTTATGTTCAGTTTAAACAAGTTGGGTATAAGAAACTTTGATGTTTTAGATTACAATGCATCAACAAGTAATTTAATTGTATTAACAAGATAAAAAGGGGGAATTGCAGATTACTGAATTAAGTGAGGAAACAGTTAATAAGTTAGTGTTTGCACTAAAAGAAACTAATAATCATTTAAATAATCTTAAAGATGTGCCAGAAAAGATTTCACACTTGGAACAGTCTTTTGCAGTTCTTCAAGCTTATTATAATTCAGATGATAAAGCAGATAAAAAAGTTAGGGATTTATGTGATAGAAGAATAACCAAGTTAGAAAATAGAATGGCAGAAAATGAGAAAAAATTTAATGAGATTTTAGAAATTATTACCCAAACACAAAATAATATTAAAAGCAAACAAGATACCTTACAGGGTGGTTTAATGGTTGTAACACCAATTATTGCTTTTATAACTTGGTTAATAACAACATTTTATGATAAGATGAGGTAATTAAATGGATATAATGAAAATAACTTATTCAGGTGTAGCAACTACAATACCACTTTATATTGAAAATAATATTTTAACTTGTAATACAACAGATATTGCTTTTACTGGTGATGGGGCTATTGATACCGTAACTAAATTAAAAACAGAATTAGAAAAAATAACTGGGATTACTGCAACCATTTTGAATAATTCTGGGACTTATGATACTACAAAAATAAATGAAATAAGCAGAACCTTTCCAGCAGATGTTAAAACAGGAGCAGTTTATTTAAGTTATGACAATTACAGTAGCCCAAAAGATGTTTGTGAAACTTTTAATGTGCCTTATTTAAATATAATAAATAGTTGGTTTGATAATGCAGACACATTAATAACAGCACAAACAGGTGGTTTTATTTTTAAAGAAGTAACCGAAACTGTTAGCATTGACACTAATATTAAAAATGTAAGGTGTAATGATAAATATTCAAATTATAGCTTTTTTGCAAATTATTATAATGAACTTTATTTACCACAATATGC